CCATATTTGTGAATCCATAGTAAGCCGCCACGATCGCGGCGATCGATACATAGTAGATATTGCTCATTGACGATAAGAGATTGCTCGCGTTTGGCAAGCCTAGCCATTCGGTCAGAACTACACCGAACGGGAAAACAAGCATCCCAGTTAGCGAGAACCATGCCATCCGCCTCTGGGCGTCTCTTTTGGCATCTGCATCGAGCATTTTTCGCCGCCGATCCTCGATCATAATCTCCCGCTCCTCGGGATCGATGACGCCATTGCCATTGAAATCATATTCGTTCGACATTCTTGTTCCTTTCAGAGAGGCTTGGCGAGTTCATCCATTGCCCGCCATAAGTCCTCGATCTCTTGATCGTATCGATCGAGTTTAGTTCCTAAGCCATCAGTGATCGTTGTTGATCTTTCGACCTTTGATCTAAGGTCTAGGAGGGTTCTCTGTTGCTCGAGGATCGTCGCCATCTGGGTCGATATTTCGGAGAGGCGGCTTGCGAGACCTCGGACATCATTATCTTGGATCGCTTGCTCGAGCGTTTGAACGCGGCTCTCAACGCCCATCAGGGGTTCAATAGAACTCTCAACAGACTGAAATCGTGAAAGAGCATCATAGCCGAAATAAACAGCGCCAGAGATGCCAGACAGCACAGGCACAGCAGCAGCAAGATACCATCCCTTGAGATCGAACCCTCCGATCTTGATCGATGTCGCTTCCTCATCCGCCATAGAATCCGACCTGATTATAGATTTGATCGGCGGTGATCGTGTTGCCCGAATTATATCCGCTCAGAGCGATCGAAGTGTTCGAACCCCACATGATGAGCATCTGGTCGATGCCTTGGGTGTAGGAGATCGCCGTATAAGACGCCACCGCCACGTTGTTCGCCGCTGCAAACGAGTCGATCGCCGCCGTGACGTTTTGATTGTTTGCCGCCGCCAAAAACGCGCCGGCTTGCGTCGCGTAGGTGTTCAGATCGGTGAGGGCGGCGTTGTAGTTATCGACATCGGATTGCGAGATCGACATATCGGTGGTGGCGAGGGCAGCTTGGACTTGGAGTTGCTCTTGGGTTGTGTCCGCCGATGCCGCCATATCCGCCACCACCGAGACCGTTGCGAGAACGGTCGTCGCCTCCACAAGATCATTGATCGCAGTGTGGAGGTTGTTGATCGCAACGCTATGTTGATCGAGAAGAACATCGGCGGCGGTGAGATAAGAGGTCGCGAGGACATTATCGATCGCGGCGTTGTAGGCGTTCACCATCGTTTGATTGATGAGAGCCGCATCGGTGACGCCATCCTCGACCACATAGGTCGAATGTCCATAACCGTGAATGCTACCCGACAGGCTATTCGCGAGGCTTAGTTGATCCTCAATCGCTTGCGCCGCCGCCAGAAGATCGGACATTGTTTGTTCCGCCGTTGCGGCGGAACCTATCAGACAAAGAGGCAGAATTATTCTCAGGCGGTTCATAGGGCGGCAACTCCTGTCCGATCATCAATAGTTCGTCCCAGAACCTCCGATCAGCCGCATAATCGGGAATGTAGAGTTCTGGTTTCTGGCGCATCATAGCATAGGCGTCGAAGCCGAGCAAAAGTTTCCGATCTGTGATCGAGTAGATTGGGCAAGGCGTTCCCGCCATTGCCATCGATCGGAACACTCGAGGATTGTTTTCGCACATCACCGCGATACCCGAGACCTGGAGACCCATGCCACCGCTCGCGTTTGGCGTTGCCATGATGACCGCATCGCGGCGGCGGTTGCACTCCTCATCTTGGAGCATCTCGCCCTTGGCGACACCAAAAAGAGAGATTTGAAACCCCGTCGAACTAGGTATCAGACAGGATTGATTGCCGCCACCGCCCATGACGGTCGGCGCGGATGCAGTCGGAACGGGGTTCGACATCGCGCCAGGTGCGCCAGAATTATAGTTGTTCGTGATGCTCTCGGTTTCGTTGTTCGAATCGACCGTCGATCCCGCGCCGATATTGGTGTTCAGATCACCCGAAACCGATCCGTCCCCGATGTCCTGGGCAATGGCGGCGGTGCCAATGATCGACGCTAGAATTGCGGTTCGCCACATTCGTCACCGAGCGCGTTCTTTGCGTCCTCATCGTTGCACATGAGTTTCGTCGCCGCGAAGGATTGCCCGATATAGGCCAGCGTTTGAGCGGTTTGATTGAGTTCGCATCGTCTATCCCCGAGAGGACAGGCGGCGGTATAGGCAATGGGTGCGGGCATCTCGATCGTCCCGCATCCCGCGATGAGGATAAGCGGAACGAGGCGGATCATTTGCGGCCCTCGATGAGACGATCGAGTTTCGCATCGAGCGCCTCGATCCGATCGAGGACACGGTTGATGTCCGCATGAACCTCGACTTTGGTGACGTATTCCTTTGCTATCTCCTCGCGGGTGCGATTGAGTAGGATCGAGAGCCGCTGGACCTCTGCCACATATGATTTCAGAACCCACCCGATCAGGCCAAGGCCAGCCGTCAGGCCAGCGGTCCAAAGGTCCGTTGCGTCCATTTATTCGCCCTCAGTGTCCACCAGGCTCGAGATCAGCGCGCTCTCGAACCCACGCTTTGCCATCATCACCTGGTCGAGTTCCATCTTGAGCGTGGCCTCTTTGCGTGCCACCGCCTCGATCTGAGCCGCCAGGTATTTGTTTTGATCGGAAAGGTCGGCGATCGGATATTCCTTTTCGCCGACGATCAGTGTTTCAGCCGCCATTGTGTTCTCCATTTACCAGGGAAGGCCAGCGATCGTGAGGGGCGCTTTCGCCGCCTCGATCTGGGTCGCCAGGTTCGCCTCAATGTCGTCCTTATCCAAGGCGGCGTGAACCCACCCTAGGACATCGGCCTCAGTGAGATCATCGAAGGCGATGAAACCCGCCGCGCTCGGGTCGGGCATGTGCGAGGTGGTGCCGTAGGCGCTGGCGGTGTGATCGCCATCGACAGCGGTGACGCGCCAGTGTGCGATCGTCACCCCGCCATCGGCGGTGTTGCGCTCGAGTTGCGCGATCGACCAGGTGTAGGTGATTGCCATTTATGCCTCCAATGCCGCGATGCGGCTCTCCAGGGTTTCGATCTTTTGCAAGGCTTCTTGCAGTGCAGCGGTCAGCAAAGGCACCAGTTTGCTCTGGTCAATGCCCTGATATTCAGGATTGCCTTCTGCATCCACCGCATCCTTGCTGCCAGTCACAGCCTCTGGCACGACCTCTTGCGCCTCATGTGCTAGGAAGCCATCGACACGGCTACCGTCTGCCTTCCACGCAAAGTTGACAGGATTCAGGGCCATCAGGCGGTCAGTGGCACCGACCATAGGCTGAACATCTTCTTTTAGGCGATAGTCGGATGATGTGTTGTAAGCAGTGGCAGAAGCAGTAACAGAAACTGACCCAACAATACTCCCAGAGTAATACCACTGCGCAACATTACCTGTTCCGGTATGGCGACCAACATTAAGACCACAATCGTCATCCCCTAAAACTGCAATTCTCCCTTTTTGATTTGGGTTTGCTAATAGAGTCACCCCATAACCCGAAGTGTTATTTGCTGGGAAAGCGTCTGGAAGATTACTACCACCCACCAGCGCGTTACCGCTGTTGTCGATACGCATACGTTCTGTAATGCCAGAACCACCATTTGTTTTGAAAATAAGTTCGCCTTCGCTAGAAGATGCACCTCTATAGCCAGTTATCCCAGCAAGACTCGCTGACTCCCCTGAAGCACCTCCAAATAGCAAGGACTGCTTCTCTGCATTGTTAGTTGCATCAGTATCAACAATGGCAACATCACCATCAACAAAATGCCCAAGGTATTGGGGCGAAGTCGTCCCAATGCCTACGTTACCGCTGCTGTTGATGCGCATGGCTTCTGTCGTCGAAATTGCAAAGGCCATCGGCTCATTTGCAAATGTCCGCAATGTCCATGTCGGGTTTGCAGCCGCAAGGTCTTCGCAGCGAACCTGAAACGCCCCTCCTGCCACATTACTAACTCTGAAAATATCCTCAGCGCCTGTCCCGGACGAACTCACATGCAGGGGTGCCGTAGGAGTGCTAAGCCCAATCCCCACGTTACCGCTGCTGTCGATGCGCATACGTTCTGAGTCATCAATATCAACAGAGAAGAAACTAGATGCTGCGGTCTGTGCTGGATCAATGTCAATAGTGACATTGCCGTTGTCGCCACCAATATTAGCAACCCGTGTGGTCAGGTCGCTATCTACAAGCTGTATGATCGGGGTTGTCGCTTGAATAGTAAGAGGTTGTGCAGGGCTGCTCGTCCCAATACCAACACGGTTATTCGTGCTGTCAACATATAGGGTGTTGGTGTCAACCGTCAGATCACCATCCACAGTCAGACCATCGCTGGTGAGAGTGCCAGTAACGTCTACGCCTGTGTCGGTGGTGGCGAGTTTGGCTGCGTTGTCGTAGTAAAGGGTTACTTCTGCGCTTGCGTTTGCAACTAAATAATCCTTCAGGCCGTTTGCGGTTTGCAGCTTTATTGCTGACCCTTGGATTAAAAAATTACCCGCTGTGCCTTCGTTAATAATGCTGTCGGTGCCATCATGGTAAATCTGCAGGTCAGACCCTGCGCCGAAGATGGCTTTGTTGTTGTCACCGAATGTCATATTCGCGCCGAATGAAACATCCGCCGTATCGCCTGAGATGTTCAGATAACGCCCATCAGCCTCGCTCTTAGAATAGACATCGAGGTTCGTGCGAGCATCCGCCGCCGTTGTTGCACCCGTGCCGCCTTGAGCGACAGGAAGGGTGCCAGTGTATGCGATCGGACCTCCGCCGATATTGATCGACCAGGCGGTCTTGGTGCCGCTGCCAGCATAGGCGACCGCGTTCACCGTGAGGGTGGTTCCCGAGTAAGCGGTCACGATGCCATCGATCCAGTTCGTCGAAGGCGCGGCGGTGTCCGCGATCCGCAAAGGCGTTCCGACCTGGTAAGGCTTGGACGATTCCACCGTGAAGGTTTTTGACCCCGTTCCGATCGTGTTCGAGGTGGTCGAGGTGGTCGAGTAGAGGCTCCCCGCCTGGGTGACAAAATCCTCGAAGGCGTCGGGGAGACCCTCGACGTAGTTCGTTCCCGCGAAATCCGCGAGGGTGTAGGTGCGACCGTTGAGCGTTACTGGAAAGGCCATTGTGCGTTCCTCTTAGATAAGTTCCTCGACCTCGATCAGTCGGGAATAATAGTCGAGAGCCGAGTTCACGATCGGACCCGTTTGCGCGATCCTACCATAAATGTTTTGAGTGATCCACGTTGTCGGATCGTCAGGTTGCGGAATGATAAGGATGTCCTGCGCGACACCGCGAAGGCGATCGATCTGGTTAAAGATGTTCCCGAAGATTTCCGCCTCGGGGAGATTGATGAGTTCGAACCTCATGCGGCGGAAGCGTTCGACCTCATCCACAAAGGTTTGCCCGCCTCGCGATTTCGTGATCCGCGATTCATCGATGAACTCGAACTCGACCCCGTTGGCATAATTGATCGAGGGCTTATAGGAAGGCCCAGAGATCAAGCGACCCGCTTGCAGATAGCCCGAGGAGTTCGTCGGGTCAGAGACATCGACCCGCATATATCGAGCCGCCACGACCGCATCGAGGACCAAGAAACTCGAGATCGTATAAGCCGCCGCCACCTCGGGGTTGAGGTAGCCGCCCCATTGAAAGACGCCCCAGGGAAGCGTTCCGAACTCCTCGACGACAGGCCAAGCATCGACCGCGCCGCTATCGTAAACAGTGGTCGAGAAATCAGAGGCGTTCGAGAACCGCCAGCGGATTGTGGCATATTGCGAGAAATTGTGTTTGATGATTGCCGCAAAATCGACGATCTTCGCCGATCCGAAATCGACATCGATCTGAGCGGTGGTTTGCGTGTTGCGCCAGACTCTCACGATCTGCCGATCTTGTAAGTTCTCAACAGGAAGGCTTGCGACCTCATCATCGGCGGTGATCGAGGTCGCTGCATCGACATAATTTGTCGAGGAAATAATAATGTTTCGAGCCATCACATCATCCCCAAAGTTCCAGTTCGACCTCGTTGTTCGCAGCGTCCTCGACGATCGAGATCACGCGGAACAGCTTGCCGCTTCCAAGATTATAGCGGTTGAAAGTGATTTTCACCACATCGTTCAACTTGAGAACATACGGCTGAGTTTTCACCAAAATTCGATAAACATCTCGCTGCGTCTTGTAGATCGTCAAAAGCCTCGAGGCTTCGGTCGCCGCCGCCGCTGATCCAGAAAACAAGGCATCGACCATCAGCGCCGTTGCGTTTGGATATGCGGTTAAAATCGCCGAATCTGTGTCGATCGATAGACCGCCATCCCGAGTCAGGAAATCACGTTGCGCCGATGACACCGAAGCATCGAGTTCGGTTTCGCTCATCGGTCGATAGTTCTTTTTGTAACCCACGCGCGTTTGAAAGTTCGGGACCGCAGATGCCAAGCGCGTGATCTCTATGATCGTCGTGCTATCGAACTCTGCATCCGCTGTCCCGCTGGCAAGTTCGACCCTACCGACTTGGAACTTGCCATCGCGGTCGAACCCATAGAATCCGCCGATCGTGTTGATAAGGCGATCGAGGACATCGGCGATCGTTGTGGTCTCGGTGTCATACAAGCCGACAGTTGAGGAGTTCGACGTATTGAGCGCGGAGAAAGATGCCGTATCAAAATCGCCTGGATATGTGAAACCAGCGTGTTCCTCGACGATGTGCTGGACAATATCCGCCACCGTTGTGATGTAAGTCCCGCTCGGCTTGGAACCCTTCACATCCGCCGTGATAACCCCCGTTGGCGTTGCGACTAGGGTGAACCGACCATTCGTCAGATCGACCGTGTAATCGGTTGTCAGCGTCAGAGCGACCCCGTTTTGATAAACAGCATCGATCGCTTGGATCGCGCCATCATGGACCTGATAAACGAGATTCGTTGCATCGACCAAAACAGGCTCGATATTGTAAACCTCACCATAGCAGTGAGGCTTTGGTCTGCCCTCGAGTTCACTCGATCCTTCATTGCCGCCCGTCCCCGCATATAGCGTTTCGGGATAGTCCCGCTCGAAATCGTTTTGATCGTCGCGCAGAATGACGCGGATGAATACATCATCGAACTCGACAGTCTTAGCCTGGCCCGTGAAGATCGTGAAATAGTATTGATAGGCCGCTCCAGCTTGTCCGACTCTGACCTCGACTTGCCTTCCATCCCAAGCATATCCGGCAAGCGCATCGAGACCGCCATCGGCGTTCGTCAGGATAAGTTCCCCATATCCAGGGACCGAATATCCGCCGATCCGACCCGATCCGAACATCGATCTCGAGAATGAGATCGGCTCGACCAAGCGCGGCTCGAACAAAGTATTCGCTGGCGTATCGGTTGGCTCGGTGATGAAACCCTCGCCCGAATAGTAAAGGGTGATCTCGCTCGAGGTGTCTAAGTTGTAAGCCTTGAGGATGACCAGATATTTCTTTTTGGCATATGGATCAGCGACCAGATCGGCGAGGGTTGTTGCGACCATTTACGAACGCGCCCCCATAAGTTGACCGCCAGCGATCACACGGCTCATCTGGCGGCGGAGGAGAACGATCTCCTCCTTCATGTCTTTCACGACATCGATGAGGTCGTTAGCGGAACCCTTGATCGGCGCGACCATACCGTTCCGCCCAGGGATCAGGAGTTCCTCGCCACGCTCTCCCACGCGAACATTGTCGCCAGCGTTGAAGCGCGAACCCGTCATCCCCGCCAAATATGGCGCGGCTTCGCTATATAGCTTCCCGAAGCGTTCGGATCGATCTGCCTCATAAGCGCCACCAGCGAGGCCCATGTTGCCAGTGATTTTGAGAACCTGAGTCGTGATTGCCTCGGTCAAGCCATCGATGACCGCGCCTTTCGCGAACTCGATGCCGACCGATGTGGCGATCGCGGAGAGGTTTCCAGCGCCGAGGATGCCACCAGCGAATGCACTAGAAATGCCGCCGCTGATCGATCCGATCAAGCCACTACCAGCCGCCAGATTTCCAGCGATTGCCGCCCCCACGCCAGGGAGAATGAACGGAAGAGCGAAGGCGGCAATGCTAAGGATGTCGCCGCTCATAATCGCGGAGACCAAGTTTTTCACCGCATTGGTGATCGCGCCGACGATTTTTTTGATCGCGTTAAAAATACCATTGAGGATGTTTTTGATCGCGTTGGTGATGCC